AAACAGAGGCATACAAATATGGGAAGTAGAACAAGTATCTTTAGATTTAGTTGAAGGTCAAACGACTTACGATTTAAATCAATTTGATATAGATATTCTAGACGCTGTAATACGTCGTACAACGAACAGTATACAAACAGATTTCCAACTAGATCGTATAGATCGTGGTGAATATTTAGACATACCTAATAAACTCACGAAAGCCAGAGTTACCCAGTATTATCTTGAGCGCACGATTACGCCTAAGTTGTATGTCTGGCCTGCGCCAGAAAATTCTACGGATAAGTTTGTTTCGTACCGTTGGAAACGCATACAAGACATTACAGCATCAGTTAATGATGTAGACCTTCCTAGTAGGTTCTTACCTTGTTTAACATCTGGGTTAGCTTTTTATTTAGCTATTAAGAAAAACCCAGACAAAGCTGCATTGTTACAACCTCTTTACGAAATGAATTTAGTTAACGCAATACGTTACGATGATGATAGTTCGCTGAGGTTAGTGCCTAAACGGACATATCTCTAATGGCCTTTGCAGTAGGTAAATATGCATTCGGCGTTTGTGACCGTTGCGGTTTTCGTGTCAAATATTTAGATATGAGAATGGAATGGACAGGCTTTAAAGTATGCTCTGCATGCTTCGAGCCGAAACATCCTCAATTAGACCCCCCGCACCATGTTTCTGATCCAGAAGGATTACGACAAGCTCGACCAGAAGTACCGCTACCACAAGCGCAGTTAGGGTTAGTAAGAACGACAGGGCCGAGCAATACAACGGACTCAGGGGTTAATGTAGGTGGTCAGCCGCTAGGTGTTGTAGACCCTATCGGCACTGATTTCATAGGCGTTTCAGGCACAGGTGGTGTTGGTAGTGTTACGGTGACGACGACATGAGTTTTACTTTAAGCACATTAAAAACAGCTGTACAAAATTATACAGAATCTTCTGAGACGACCTTTGTCGCATCATTAGATACTTTCATACAAGAGGCAGAAGAAAGAATACTAAAAGCTGTAGAGTTGCCTGTTTTCCGTAAAAACGTCACGGGCACCGCTACGGCTAGTAATACTTACCTAGCTACCCCTAGCGATTTTTTAGCGCCTTATAGCCTCGCTGTTATCTCTAGTAGCGTATATTCGTACCTACTCTATAAACACGTTTCTTTTATAAGAGATTTTACGCCGAACGCAGCTACAACGGGTCTTCCTAAATATTATGCATTGTTCGAGGATAATACTTTTTTATTAGCTCCGACACCCGACACGACATATTCGTTCGAATTACATTATAAATATCGGCCTGCTTCACTTACGACAACAAGCGGAACAGATACAACGTGGCTTTCAGATAACGCACCAGATGCCATCTTATATGGAACTTTAGTAGAAGCTGCTAACTTTTTAAAAAACCCACAAGAGATGGCGATATACGAACAAAGATTTGTACAAGCTGTTAATGGTCTTAAAAATCTGGGTCAAGGTTACGGTGTTCGTGACGAATATCGCTACGATATCGCTAAAGGATAAATATGACGCTCCAAGCAGAAGTAGGTCAAGTTTTCGTTACGACTACTCAACAAAAAGGCCATGACCCAGACTTTTGGGCTCAATCTGCTTCCGATAGAATTATTAGTGTGGGCAATAATTCACACCCATTGATCGCACAACAAGCAGAAGCGTTTAAAGAAAATGTGCAAAAAATAATTTTATATTATATTCAAGAAGCTATAAAAAGCGATAGAACTACTTTAATAGCAGAGTTAGAACGACAAGGCCAACAAGAAATGGCGAATATACTTAGGAGATTGTAATGGCTATTACGACAGCGATGTGCACTACTTTCAAAAAAGAAATTTTGGAGGCTGTTCATAATTTTAAAAACTCTGGCGGTAGCACATTTAATTTGGCGTTGTACACAAGCTCAGCAAGTTTAGGAGCAAGCACAACAGCTTATACAAGCTCAAACGAAACTTCTGGAACAGGCTACACTGCTAAAGGCGCGGCACTAACTCGCGTTGATCCTAGTAACGATGGGACTACTGCAATTACAGATTTTACAGATTTGACGTTTAGTTCTAGCAGTATTACAGCAAGAGGCGCATTAATTTTTAATGAGTCTGCGTCTGGTGATCCTGCTGTATGTGCCTTAGATTTTGGAAGTGATAAAACTTCAAATGCAGGTGATTTTACAATTCAATTTCCTACACCCGATGCCTCTAATGCGATTATTCGCATCGCATAGCGAGTAATTTGTGTCAGACTTATTTGGTTGGGGTAGAGGTACTTGGGGTTCAGGTACTTGGGGTCAAGTAGCCCCAGTTGCAGTTACAGGTGTTGTAGGTACTGGTGCAGTTGGCACGGTTACTGTCGGGCTGGGCCAAACGATTGTCCCAACGGGTGTTACAGGAACTGGGGCGATTGGGGCTGTAACGGCTGCAATACCAAAAGTGGTTGCAGTAAGCGGAGTTTCAGCGACAGGAGCAACATCTAGCGTTACTGTTTGGGGCTTAGTAGACACCTCTCAAACACCTAGTTGGTCTGCTATATCAACGTCCCAAACACCAGATTGGAAAGAAATAGCCTGACGGCTTAATAAGTTATAGTCGGAGAAAATAAATGGCAACTTATGTTAACGACCTACGACTCAAAGAAATCGCCACAGGAGACGAGTCAGGAACGTGGGGCACCAGTACGAACACCAACCTCGAGTTGATTGCGGAAGCGTTTTCGTTTGGTACAGAAGCTATTACGACGAATGCAGACACCCACACGACGACGATTGCTGATGGTTCTACTGATCCAGGCCGCTCTCTATTCTTGAAGTACACTGGCACCCTAGATAGCACTTGCACGATTACGATAGGCCCGAATACGGTCAGCAAGCTATGGTTTATCGAAAATGCAACTTCGGGATCACAGAGTATTATCATAAGCCAAGGCTCTGGCGCAAATATCACCATCCCTAATGGTCAGACCAAAGCAGTGTACTCTGACGGTGCCGGATCAGGCGCAGCGATAGTTGATGCGTTTCAAGACTTGTCGATTCCTGACCTGTTTGTTGATGATGATTTGACGGTTGGTGATGATTTGCTTTTGTTGTCTGATGCAGCGGCGTTAAAGTTTGGGGCCGACAGCGATGTAACTCTTACTCATGTTGCAGATACTGGGTTATTGCTTAACAGCACAATGGCTATTCAGTTTAACGATGCTTCTCAATTTATTAACGCACCCAGTGCCACAATTTTAGATGTTAATGCGACTGATGAAATTGAGCTTAACGCTACCCTAGTAGACGTAAATGCTAATTTAGATGTATCGGGAACCTATACTGGCGCTGGCTTGATGACTACTGGTGGCAACATAGTGGTGCCCGATGCTGGAAATATCGGGTCTGCTAGTGATACAGATGCTATTGCCATAGGCGCTGATGGCGATGTCACGCTAACCCAAGACTTAGAATTAAAGCACGATGGAGCAATACTATCTTTTGGTGCGGATGATGACACTACTCTCACGCATACGGACGGATCTGGGCTAACGCTGAATTCTACAAACAAGATCATGTTTAATGATGCAAGCCAGTTCATACAAGGCTCTAGCGCAACGGTCTTGGCTTTGGGTGCAACAGACGAAATCGACCTAACGGCTACCGCTGTAGATGTGAACGGAACGATGGACGTTTCTGGTGCATTGACGCAATCAACTGCGGCGGTGAAAGTCGCGGGTGTTGAAACGATTTATGTTCCTGCTGCTGCGATGTATCCCAACACCACGGCGGGTTGTGCAGATTTGACACAGGTCGAATTGTCTAATGGCCCAGAGATTAAATGTTTAGACTTCGATGCAAGTTCCGATGAGAACGCTCAGTTCACTGTGTGTTTTCCAAAATCGTGGAACGAAGGCACAGTGACATTTCAAGCCTTTTGGACGGTCACAGGCACCAACACAGGTACTGTAGCTTGGGGCTTATCTGGCGTTTGTATTGCGGATGACGCAAGCATCAATACCGCATTTGGCACCAATGTAGTTGCTACAGCAAAAGCCTTCAGCGGAACGTCCAACGATATGACCGTATCGGCAGTATCGGGTGCGGTGACGATTTCTAATGCCGCTGTAGACACGCAAACATATTTTCAAATAATGCGTGATGTCTCAGCAGACAGCCAATCGGGTGATGCTCGTTTGCTGGGGATAAAATTGTTCTTTACTACTGACGCTAAAAACGACTCGTAAGGAGTAACTGATGTCAGGCTTCGGTTATAACGTCAACGGATTTGGTGCTTTCCCTAACCGCCAACCCCCTTACTTAATAGACATCCTAGTAGTGGGTGGCGGAGGCGGCGGGGGTAGTTCTTATACGTGTGGCGGCGGCGGCGGCGCTGGTGGGCTGCAAACTCTCTCTCAAATTAGCCCTGCTCTCAACACTGATTACACAGTGACTGTTGGCGCAGGATCTGCTGGACGACTTAATTTTAACGGTGCTTTAACAGCCTCAGATTCGAGTATATCTGGCACCGGAATAACCACAACTACTGGTAATGGCGGTGGCGGCGGAGGTGCTGAGGATCAAGATAACAGCAACGCAGACGGTGGTTGCGGCGGCGGCGAAGGTGTTAATCAAGACAATTCGGGCAGCGGTGGTACTGGATCGCAGGGTGGAAATGGCGGCGATAGTTATGTGCTTATCACCTCGGGTATAAATGGTGAAAGATCTGGTGGCGGTGGCGGTGGCGACGGCGGAAGCCCAGAAAACGGGTCAAACGGTGCAGCATTCGCAAACGGTGGCGGCGGTAATGGCGGTAACGGGTCTGCATGGGTAGACGGGGTAACTCGCGCTGGTGGCGGGGGTGGTTCTAATGGTAATTATGCTTTTACTACCAATCTTCTCGGCGGTGATGGGGGTTTAGGTGGCGGCGGTGATGGCGGTGCAGCATCTCGAAGTGGTATTAACCGTCATGGAACAAACGCTACTGCAAATACTGGTAGTGGCGGCGGTGCTGGCGCTGATGTCGTCCAATACCAAGCAAACCCCGGCAACGGAGCATCTGGAGTTATAATTTTGAGGTACGCTGGGTCGCAACGAGGCACAGGGGGTACAGTAACCTCTAGTGGTGGGTTTACAACTCATACTTTTACAAGCTCTGGCACATTTAATACAGGATCGTAAAGTGGCTCATTACGCAAAAGTTGTTGATGGCATTGTTGAGACAGTGATTGTTGCCGATCAAGAGTGGATAGATACTTTAGATGGGACATGGGTACAGACTTCTTACAATAGTCGTGGCGGTGTTCACTATGGTCAAGATCTAGAGCCAGATGGCGGGGTAGCGTTGCGTAAAAATTATGCGTCGATAGGGGATACTTACGATCCAGTTCGTGATGCTTTTATACCCCAAAAGCCATTTTCTAATTGGGTACTAAACGAAGATACTTGTTTATGGGTGCCACCCGTCGCTCGTCCTAATGACGGTAAAAATTATATTTGGAATCAAGACACTACATCTTGGATGGAGATAGAAGATTAAATCTTTCGAGCAATTTGTTTGTTTAAGTGGACTGCCTAGAACAGGCTCTACGTTACTTTCTGCACTGCTATCGCAGAACCCTGCAATACACGCAGAAGGTAATTCGGCTCTTTGTCAGATTATGTGGGACACACAGAACTCATGCAGAGATGCTTCCAAAGAGGCTATAGCCGCAAACAACAGATTCTATTGTGTCCACGACATAGTGTCTCAACTGCCGCACTCTTACTACAAGGGTAACAGTCAACAGGAAAGGATTGTCGTAGACAAGTGTCGAACATGGACGTTGGACTCCAACATGCAGATGGTCGATGAATACATAGGCAAAGATACCAAGGTAGTCGTTTTGGTTCGTCCTGTTGTAGAAATAGCCAAATCGTTTGTGAAGCTGTACAAAGAAAACGGTATTTACACAGAACAGTTAGAAAGGGATTTATTTAATCCGAGCAGTGACCCTTTGGCTAGACCGCTTGCTGGGGTGTATGCGGCAAAAGTAGGTCTGCAAGACACAAGTAATCGGTTTCTGTTTGTGTCTTACAAGGATCTAGTGGAAGACACAGCACAAACATTGAAAGGTATTTATGACTTCTGTGAGTGGGATCAATTTATTCACAACACACATAACATCAAGCCAAAGTACGCTGAAAACGATGATATTTATGGTTTGAAGGGGATGCACAGTGTAAGGAAGAAAGTGAGGTATCAGAAGAACCACACGCAGCTAATGGACGAAACTGTGCAAAAGTGTATGGAGCTAGACAAAGCTCTCAATCTGATCGATACAGCAGTCAACACGGAGGCTAATTATGGGATTTTTAATTGACGTATTTCATGGCGTGACCTTTGCTATAGCACTGTCAGCAGTGTTGTGTGCAACAACCTCCCCGCCGGTCAACCATTGGGGAATGAAGGCGTATAAGATAATGAATATCATCGCTTTCAACGTCTGGAAATCGGAAGACAAGTAGCGTCCTATGGATGTTGGATCAGTTAGCGAAACTGCTCAGATTAGCTGGAAGCAGATAGCGGTACAGAAACAAGAGCGCCTACGCACAGGTGCTGAAGGCGAAACTGTGCGTGAAGCTGTCGAAACCATCATCCCAACCATGTACACGAAGGAAGGTAATAAGGTAGAGGCGCAGCCACTAGCGCCTACTAAACGAGTGAACGTATTGGTATGAGCGATAAAGGCGAACAAGCATTAAACGAAGTCAACGCCCATGAACGTGAGTGTGCGCTTAGGTATGCCCGTATCGAAGAGCGTTTGTCTGAAGGCTCTGCTAAATTTAAGCACTTAGAAAACCTAATTTATGGATTATATGCGCTAATTCTTGCGGCTGCGCTGCCGCAGTTTTTTATGGGGTGATCCCCAATGGTAATTGAATCTATTGCAGCGGCTACAGCCACTTTGTCGGCTATCAACGGCTTGATAGCTCAATGTAATGAAACTGGTCAAGGCGTCCATCAGGTGATGGGTATGATCAGTGATTTTGGGGAAGGGATAACAAACTTCGAGGCAGAACGCCGACAAAGCACATTTAAGCCGCTTACTCAAAACGAAATCCTCAAGCTCCAGATGATTAAACGCCAATATGAGCGTCATTGGCAATCAGTGCACGATCTATTATTGGTAGCAGATCCGAAGCTCTTGGATGATTTTAAAGCAGCAAAAAAGCAGCAAGAGGTAGATAGACAAGAACACTTGAGAATGATTGCTCGTAAGAAGAAAGCGAGAGATCACCTTATCAACCAACTTCTAGTCGGGGGCACCACTTTGATAATTGGTGGAGCAATAATCGCAGCGGGTTTTGCGATAATGGTCAAGATATACGGGTGAGCATCTTGGAAAAAATACTTTGGGCGATCCTGATTAGCGGCATCGCGGGGCCGACGTTTTTGTTTGCCGCTAGTTATTGGTTAGACCTGTCATGATTATGGCTTTTTTATTAGTCGTAATTGTAAACGGCGAGCAGATACCAGAACAATTTTTCTTCCGAGATATTACTCGCTGTAATACGTTTGCTTACTACGTTAGCACTGGTAAAACTAAGATTAACAATCGCTACCAGATGCAAGAGAATGTAACGGCATACTGTATTCCGAAACGAATTAACGAAAACACAAAGACATACGATTAATGGCAGCAAAGAAACTAGAAGAAGGGTCTGAGTACGCTGAGTTCGATTCCGATGGAGACGGCATTCTTAGTGATGACGAAATCGAAACGAGCAAAGAATTATTAGAACTAAGATTGTATCATGAGCGAGCTGATGCGCAGCGCGGTATGAGTTGGTTTGCTTTGTGGGGGATGCTTCTTTACCCGTCGTTAGTCGTTGCTAGTGAATTCTTCGGACTATCCCAAGCCGCAAAAATCTTAGGAGATATGGCAGCAGTCTATTTTGTATCCGTTGCTGGTATCCTCGCCGCATTTTTTGGCGCTCAAGCGTGGTCAAGCAGGAGATAAAATGTATCACTACAAAGCTGTACTAGTTCGCGTTATTGATGGCGATACCATCGACGTAGATATTGATTTAGGTTTTGATGTATGGCTAAAAAAGCAGCGCATCCGGCTTGCAGGGATTGATTCACCAGAGTGTCGTACTAAAAATAAAGCAGAAAAAGTTTTAGGGTTAGCTGCTAAAGCACGTCTTACAGAGCTTTGTTCTGGTGAGATGCAGTTAGAATCTTTAGGTACAGGTAAATACGGTCGTATTTTAGGTATTCCTAAGACACTAGAGGGTGTCAGTATGTGCCAAATCTTGATTGATGAAGGTCATGCAGTGGAGTATTGGGGCGGTAAAAAAGTTAAAGTTTGGGCTTGATTGATAAATTAAAATTATTAGGAAATAGTTATGAGCATTGTGGCGGCATTGGTAGGGCCAGTTTCGGGACTGTTAGATAAGTTTATAGAGGATAAAGATCAAAAAAATGCTTTAGCTCACGAAATTGCGACTATGAGTGAAAGACATAGTCAGCAAGCATTGTTAGCCCAATTAGAAATTAATAAAGCTGAAGCCGCTACTGGTTCGTTATTTATTGGTGGGTGGAGACCCGCGATCGGATGGATATGTGCCTTTGGCTTACTTTACAATACGATCATCGTAAATATCGCAGGCATATGGGTAGACGTGCCTGAAGTAGATACTACGTTATTAGTGCCGGTTATGATGGGAATGCTTGGGTTAGGTGCTATGCGCTCATACGAAAAAGTCAAGAACGTCGCGAGAGAAAAGTAATGAGTAAATTAGTAGAGATGATTAAGCGTCATGAAGGCGTAAAATCTAAAGTCTATTTATGCTCCGCTGGCTACGAAACGATTGGTGTAGGCAGGAATATCTCAGAGTCTGGCCTTGGGCTATCTGACGATGAGATTGAATATTTACTAGCGAACGATATAGCGCGAGTAAAAGAAGAATTAGCCGATACTTATTTTTGGTTTAATGGTATTAACGAAGCGCGTCAAGATGCGATGATAGATATGTGTTTTAACCTCGGTCTTACAAGACTGCGCGGTTTTGTAAAAGCATTAGAAGCTATGTCTCGTGAGCAGTTCGATGTTGCAGCAGATGAATTTATGGATAGTAAATGGGCGCAACAAGTTGGTACGAGAGCGATTCGCGTAACCGAAATGATCCGTAGTGGTGAGTATATCTAATGCCTCTCCAAAAATTTATTTTTAATCCTGGAATAGATAAAGAAGGCACTGATTATACTGCAGAAGGTGGATGGTTCGACGGTAATTTAGTTCGGTTTCGTAAAGGATTACCAGAAAAAATAGGTGGGTGGGTAAAATATTTAACTGCATCTATAAAAGGCAGGGGAAGAAAACTACACGCATACGTTACATTAAACGGCACCCGAGTTTTTGCAATAGGTACGACTTTTAAACTTTATTGGCAAGAAGGGAATAATTATAACGATATCACTCCTATCCGATCTACAACAGGCGCAGGAGATGTTACTTTTTCTGCAACTAACGGCTCTTCGACGATTACGGTTACAGATACTGCGCATGGCGCGGATTTAAATGATTTCGTTACGTTTTCAGGCGCAACGACGTTAGGCGGCAATATTACTGCTACCGTTTTAAATCAAGAATATCAAATTACTGCTATTAGTTCCGCTAACGCATTTACAATTACTGCAAAAGACACAGACGGTAATACTGTTACGGCTAACTCCTCCGATTCAGGTAACGGGGGTAGTTCTACCGTTGGAGCGTATCAAATTAGCGTCGGCTTAGATGTATTTATCGACGGTACAGGTTGGGGTGCTGGCTCTTGGGGGTCAAGCACTTGGGGTTCGACGAGTTCTTTATCCGCTAATAATCAGTTGAGGTTATGGTCTATAGATAACTTCGGTGAAGATTTAATCGCTAACGTGCGAGCAGGTGGCGTTTATTATTGGGATTTTTCTTCAGCGAGCGCAAGGGCAGTAGCTTTACCTGATAAATCAGGGGCTAATCAAGCTCCTACGCTGGGATTACAAGTTTTAGTATCTGATATCGATCGCCATGTAATTGTTTTAGGCGCTGATCCGATGGACGGTGCTGTTCGTTCTGGAGCGATAGACCCGTTATTAATTGCTTTTTCTGATCAAGAAAACCCTTTTAATTTTGAACCGACATCTACGAATACCGCAGGTTCTTTACGCTGTTCTGCTGGGTCAGAAATTATTGGCGGTCTCCGAGCTAGACAAGAAACATTGGTATGGACAGACGTAGCGTTATATAGTTTACAGTTTGTTGGCCCTCCTAATACTTTTGGACTTAATTTAGTCAACGAAGGCGTAAGTTTAATTGGCCCGAATGCCGCTATTAATTCGCCTACGGGTATTTATTGGATGGATAAAAAAGGGTTCTATACTTACGACGGCTCAGTAGTCCCTATACCTTGTAGCGTACACAGTTTTGTATTTGATAATTTAAACGAAAAACAATCGTTTCAAGTTTTCGGTTTTGTAAATAAACAGTTCGATGAAGTAGGCTGGTTTTATTGCACCGCAGATAGTACAACGATAGATAGATATGTCGTATTTAATTATGTCGAAGGATCGTGGTCGATAGGTGAACTTTCTCGCACGGCATGGTTAGACGAGGGTATCGCTTCTTTTCCTAGAGCAGCAGGGTTTGCAGACGATAGGAATTATATTTATTCTCATGAAACAGGGCACGATAATGACGGCTCTCCGATGGATAATGTTTTTATAGAAAGTGCTGATTTCGATATCGGTGATGGCGAAGAGTTTCAATTTATTCGTAGATTTATACCTGACGTAAAATTTACTGGAGATTCTGGTTCTTCACAGACCTTAAACGTCGTTTTAAAAGCTAGAGATTTTCCAGGACAAAGTTTAACGACTGATCAAACTACAGCGTTTACAGGATCTACAACAAAAGTAGATACGAGAGCTAGAGCGAGACAAGCTGCAGTACGTTTTGAATCAGATGATGACGCAGATACAGGAACTAGATTAGGTTTAGGATTTAGGATAGGAGCAACACGTTTAGATTTACAGCCTAACGGTAGACGCTAATGGCTAAATTGCTTCAGGGTAGATTGCCTTTAGTAAACCCGTTTACTTCGGAGGTAGTAGATGCGCGAACTTATAACAAGTTTGTCAGGGTATTAGAGCTAAGTTTAGATGCTTTCGACCCTAATTCGACTCCTCAGTTTACAAGCGCCGATCGTGACCAAAGACAGTTCGCTGCTGGCGATATTATTTGGAATACTACAGAGGGCGTTCTTCAAGTATATTTGGGCAATATTTGGCAGAATATATCGACGCCAAGTACGTCAGGACTGAGTGCAACAGGGAGCGTGGGCACAGTCCAAGTTGTTACGAATGGTAATATCGTAGTGGCGCTATAGTTATGAAAAAGACGAAGAAAAAACCTAAAGTCCCTGCGAAATACCTAGCTGGGCTTTCTGCGGAAGAAAAGAAAAAACGCAAGAAAGAAATAGCTAGGAATAAAAAGAAGGCGATGGATGATCCTTCAGCTTACAAATTTTCTACTGATAAGAAAAAAGGTAAGCGTAGGAAAACTATTGAGTCTAAATATACTCGCAGGTTTAAACAGAGGTTTGGCACGAAGTCATGAGTCTTTCAGATAAAACTAAAAAAGCTCTATCTAATAAAGCGGAAGCTGCTCGTAAAAAAGGCAAAAAAGTAACCGCTGGTCAACTGGCTCGCGTATATAAACGTGGGTTAGCTGCGTATAAAA